GTCTCGAACGAGGCTGTTTAGGCCCGCGAGACTTACGTTTTGACAGCGCACTGCGCAACGATCCTTGCAAGGTAGATTGGCCAAACGTACGCTTGGGAGTGGTAAGTGTGACCGCTTGCGAAGTCGACATCGGTGTTGGTGCGCCATAACCAAGTGCCTTGTCTATGTGGGGCAGGACTGCTGCACCCACACTACGGACAGTTGGCCAAATGGCAGACGCAGCTTGACCGACGGCTTGCAAAATTGTCCCCAGGGAGTTGAAAGAGCCGGGGTACACATTGCGCATCTCCTCTGCCACAGCCTGATAAAAGTTCAGGGCACCGGCGGAAAACCGAACCGGTTTTGTGACAAACTGGAGGATAGGTGAGTCGACTCGGGGTATCACCTCAAGGCCAGAGATACACTTAAAAGTGACCGTGGCCGAGGCAGCAAGGCCGCGATAAAGAAACACGACCTGGCTCAAATTATCATACCCGGAGTCAACGGCCCACTGAGCACCAGCGGGCACAACGGCGCCGTTCAAGGACGCCCATAAAGGAACAGCAACATACCCGGGTGTAGACGTGTCGCAAGCGACACTCGGAAAACAAGGCAACCCATCCAAAATGGGCATGCCGTCAGCAGCAGCTACGTTACCTGGATATCCAAGAGTCCCACCAGCATTACCAGTAGTTAAAGCAAACCCACTGAAGTAAGACTTGACAAAAGGCTGGGAAGGACCACACAACCGCAGCGGGACGTACGCACCGTCACGTGCCGGAGCCATGTAAGACCGCGGATCGGTCAACATGATACGGTTTTCATCACAGGGAAAAGAAGTTGTATACTGCTGACAATACACACCACCCAAAATCGGGGGAGGGGGTGCATTAGGGGCGGGCTGCAACCGAACGGAGGTGAATGGGCGATCAAATGTGGAGACATACAAAGTGCCCTGATCATTCAGAGCAGAAGCAGTCAAGTAAGACGTGACGCTTGCGTACTGATGACGCCAAGCCAAAGGCCGGGACGTCATAACCTGAACACCGCACCCAACGGTGACTGGCGGCACAACGGAAAAATTATACAGGTTTTGCTGCTGCCAGTCGGTTGGTTGCATCACGCACTGTCCAATAAGAGTTGGACCCACTGCACCTGTGAAGTCGAATCCGGCAGGGGCGGTAGCATACCTGAGACATATATTGTCGCCGGGCGGGCGCCAAGCGATCATGTCCCAGTTAGCACCCGCCGCGCCTGTCCAGGCGACGACACAAGTGTCCTTGAACTCAGGGCGAAAGACTGAGGCTGTCGACATGTCAGGCAGGCCCGGTGACACCGATGAACCTGCAGGATGGCATGCTTTCAGTACCCAGTCGAAGGCGGCACGTTCGAGTCCAACAGACTCGAGTCGTTTTCGAATTTCAACTTCCATTACAGAAAAACGGAGAAGAATGATGGGATGAGCGGGGTTTAACCGTAAAACCAGAAGCCTCACGCGACATAACGGTCGTGGATACTGGCCAGATCAACTGACATGATCCGGTCCAAAACGGGGTGGACGAGAAAAAGTGGTTGGCGGGGGAGACCGTCCAACCACTGCTCAAGCTGTACAAGCTCGTCAACACTAATCCCGTACCTCCACGACACAAAGCCGTGCAAGTCCTGCTGCCAATCGATGGTCACTCCAGCGTATACACTACGCTTAGGAGCTAAAGAACTGGACAAACCCCAACCGGTGAGAAATTGTCTCAACACCGGAATGCCATGGCAGACACCCCACAAACCAAGCGCGACACTGCGGAGGTAAGCCTCACGCTGGCGCCAGCTGGGGGGATTGACGGTCCACCAAAGTTTGGCGATCTGTCGGCCCAACAACGGGCCGAAAACAAAAGAATCACCATTGGGATACCACCGACCAGACAGGAAAGTGCAATTCGAAGGATGATCGAAAAGCCTCGCTTCTGGAACGATACCACACTCACG